ATGGGATTTAATGAAAAGGAAAATTCCTTAGAATATTGGGATAATATACATAGTAAATATGAACGAAATGAAATAAAATTAGACGACTGGTTGGATAAGTTTGAAACTATAATAGATAGTTGCTCAACTCCTATTTTGGATTTAGGGTGCGGAAGTGGTAATGATACTTTGTATTTAATTAACAAAAATAAACAAGTTATATCTTGTGATCAATCTAGCAATGCAATTAATAATATTAAAAAAAACTTTCCAGAAGTGTATGATACTAAGTGTTTTAATATGCTTGATGGAATGCCATTTGATAATAATTCGTTTGAACTAATAATTGCTGATTTATGTTTGCATTATTTTAAAGAAAAAGATACATTTGAATTATTAAATGAAATAAGACGCATTCTTACTGTTGGAGGACGCTTAATTTTTCAAGTTAATTCAGTAAATGATGTAAATCACGGTGCTGGTCAAGGTAATGAAATAGAACATCATTTATATGAAACATCGGATAAAAGATTAAAAAGATTTTTTGATGAAAAAGACATTAAGTTTTTCTTTAAAGATTTTGATATCGAATATTTAAATGAAGAAATAATGACAAGATATAAATTAGAAAAAAGATTATATAGAGTTTGTGTTAGAAAAAAGTAAAGGGTATGGGAATTCCCATAGTAGAATTTATGCGGGAGTATAAATTCAGTGCTGGCTAGACACAACTTTTACTACCATACTCTAAAAAATATAAAAAGATGATTAAATTATTTTGATAATTTTTTCCTCTTTTTTAAAGATTATTTACACAAAAACATATTCATTTAAGACAATTTCTTCAGCCATATTCTTGTAATTATTCATTAACTTTGTCCATTCTAATGGATTTAATTCTTTATTTTTTTCAGGCAATCTTTCATCATTTTTAATATAATCATCCATTAGTATTTTGTATAAACTTTCGCAAGAATCACTGACAAAAAGAAGATGATGAGTAAGTTTATTTGTCATTAAAAGTGTTTCATAAAGTGCTTGTTTATTTTGAGCAATAAAGTGTAATCTTGATATTCCATATTTGCCAATTCTTCCACATTCTTCATCCTTTTCTAAATATAAATTTGGTATTAAATAATCTCCTTGTCTTGTATATTTTATTTCCATATTTTTATCATTCCTTTCTTAATTTTTAAACATTTATTAGTTCAGTTTTTGGTATTAGAATTAAAGTATCAACTATATTATTGCCTTCAATATAGGGACAATTTATTATTCCATCTACATAGAAATGTTCTTTCATCAAGTCAAAATAATTGTTTAATTCTTCTTCGGTATATTGATTGTTTTTCATTTTTACTAATGACATAATTGTATAATCATTTTCTAATTCTAATAATTTTTCTTTATTAATTTGTTCTTTATAGGTTATGCCAATGTTGTTATCAGCCAGTAATTCATTTAAATAATCAATATAATCTTGTGTACTTTTTGAGATAAATTCTTCTGTAAATTTGATGCTTTTTATCTCAATATTGAATTTATTATCTCTTGTTATTTCTATTGAAGATATTAATCTATTAATTAATTCTTTTTGTGCTTTTCTATTTAAACTATCAAACAAATAAGTAAAACTTAAATTGTTTTTAAAGATAAAATCTCCATTATCTTCTTCATAATCTAACTTTTTAAGAAGTTCTACTGTGTATTCTTTAAAGTCATTATCTGGATCAAGAGTAGTTTTCTTTTTAGTTAGTTTATCAATTTTTTTTTTAATAACATCATTTTTATGATTAATTGTTTCTACATCTAAAGTAGAACTTAAATATAAATCTACTAATCTTTTTTCTTGAACTTTTAACTTTTCAATGGCTTTTTCTATTTCTTTTACTTCTTTACTTTTAGTAGAACTACAAGTAATTATTTCATTAGAATTATCATACATAAATCTAGTTAATTCATTTAAAATTCTTTTTAATTTATCTTCAATTTTATCTGAATTATAATGATAACCATAGCCTTTGCAACTAGTATTTTTACATCTTAAATGGTAGTAAACTTTGGTATTACCTTTATAAGTTTTAAATGATTCACTAGCAGCAAGTATCTCATTACATATTGGACATTTTACTAATCCTGCAAATAAATGAATATGCTCTCCGTAGTTTGGATGTTTATTCTTTTCTAGATTTGCTCTTGTCGTGTTCCAAGTATTTATATCAATGATTGACTCACAATAATTTTCAACTCTTAAAACATCTTGTGGCTTTCTTTTATACTTTCCATACTCAAATACACCAATATAAATAGAATTAGTTAGTATCTTATAAACTCTATCTGATGCCCATTTTCCTCGTTTTAAATAAGCGTTATTATCTTTCATAATGGTTGCAATATTTCTAGTTAATTGTCCTTTTTTACATAGTTCAAATATCTCTTTTACAACTTGTGCTTCAATAGGTTCTACTTCTAAATGACCAGTATCTTTATTTCTAATATAGCCATAAGGTGCCTTACTAGGGTGTATTTTTTCTAAAGCCATTTCTTCCATAGCACGTTTAGTTCTCGCTCCAATTTCTTTTCTTTCACGTTGACCAAATACTAAATTCATACCAAATATCATTTCGCCATTAGCAGTAGATACATCGTAAGGTTCAAGTATTAATTCAATCTTAACATCGTGTTCTTCACAGTAATTAAGTAGCCAAAATCCATCATAGTTGTTTCTAGTTAATCTATCTACCTTTATTGCAACTAACTTATCAATTTTCTTTGATTTAATATCTTTAAGTAGTCTTTGCATTTCATGTCTCATTAAATCCTTTCCAGAATGCCCTGCGTCATTATAAATATCTACTATATCATAATCATTCTTTTCACAATATTCTTTAATCATTCTAAGTTGTGAATCAATAGAATAACCATTATCTCTTTGGTCATCAGTAGACACTCTTACATAAACTCCACATCTCATAATTTTCCTCCTTTCCTTAAATTTTGAGAAATACTAAATACCTCTCATATGTTTCCTCACTCAAACGCCAAAAGTAAACCCTAAATTTGAAAAAAATTTAATTTTTTTTAATATTTCTCATTAGTTTCTTCAAATAAAGTGGGTTTTACGAAGTCAAATTTAATATATTTCTCTATATGTTTCCTCACAAATAAGCAAAATGTATAGTCTAAAATTAAAATTTTTTCAAAAATTGTGCAATTTCTTTAAAATTATACTTTTTATTATGTTCTTTAATATAAAAAGGCTTATTTGATATTTCATTAACTTTGTATTCAAGTATTGTAAGAGTAGTAGGATATGTAATCTGGTATTCAGTAGGTATTACTACTTGTAAGTTGGTGTGTAAAATAGTTTTAATTTGTCCTAATTTAACCTTATATTTAAATTCTTTTAAAATGTTGGTTAAATCTTTATTAGCTTTTAAATTTGCAATTACTTTAAATTCAAGCATGAAAAAAGTCCTCCTTTCTAGAAAGAGAACTTTTAAAGTTTTATATAAAATAAAAACTCACGAACTTTTAAGTCCGTAAGTTGATTTCAAATGGAGCTTACAACGGGAATCGAACCCGTGACCTCAGCCTTACCAAGGCTGCACTCTACCAACTGAGCTATGAAAGCATCTATTATGTATTATACTATATCTTTTTTCTAATATCAATATATATTATATTATTATTTCATAAAAGCCAGTCAAAAGCTTTTGACTGACTTTTATAGTATTTCTTATATTATTGTTCAATTTGTTTTTTAAACAATGATTTAGCAATTTCACCTATACCAGATATTTCTGGTTCTTCATTATCATTACAAGCTTTTACTATTCCTATTATACTTGCAACTAAATAAAGTCCTGATACTATATAGTCAAAAAATGGAATATTAAATGGAATAAATCCATATGCAACTCTTACTATATAATATATCAATGCTATTGTTATTGATTGAGCTGCACATATTTTTGTTCTTTTTTCACTGCCTTTCATCATTAAAACAATTAATCCACCTATAAGTCCAAAAATGTAAGCCAATACTGATTTTGTTTTTTCGTTATTCATGAATTTCCCCCTATACTAATTATGGGTTGTGTCATTACAACCCATATCTTATTTTTTCTTCCATATAAATTTATACCATGAATACAAATAAGCAATTATTGTGAATGGAAAAACCAAAATAGAATTTCTATTATATGTTATCGCCATATCAAAATTTCCATGTATTATTGATAAGAAAGCTCTTGTCATTCCACAATTAAAACATTCTTTTTTTGATATTAACTTATATATACATAGGTTTTCTAAAAAATTATTGTCTTTTATTGGTATACTATACAGAATTATTAATAACGCAACATTAACTAATAAGAAAATCTCAATTTTAGCTATTTGTGATTTTATTACCATCTTTATCTGTAAAGCTTCCTGTTATTATCATTATTAAATCAATAAGAGTCCAAATTCCACATCCACCTAATGTTATTAATTGTAAAATTCCTGTTCCAACTTTTCCTACATAGAATCTATGAACACCTATCCCTCCAAGAAATAAACATAATAATAATGTTGCTAGCCAATTTTTATCACTTTGCATAGCTTTTCCCCCCTTTCATTTGTATATAAAATACTTTTCAATTGTATATTTAGTGTCGATTTTTGTCAATAGTTTTTTCATTTATTTCACAAAAAAGGCTATGCAATTAATTAATATATTGCATAGCCTTTTTTGGATAATTACCGTCTTTGGTCTTTTTGTGCTTGTCCATACCCTAAGAAATATCCGACTGCTGCCGGAATTACCCAATTAAGTGTTTCTTCCACCCAGTTGTCGACACCAATATAGTATCTGTAAGATGCAAGAATGGCGAAAACGATTACTGTCCAGCCAATAGTGTTAACAATCTGTTTTTTAGTCATAATAGCTCTCCTTTTCATTGTTCGGAGGTTTGCACCTCCGAAATTTTTACTTTTCAAAGGTGCAACAATACTGTTACATACATTATTATACTATATTTTAAATATAATTTCAACTCCCTACTGCATTACTATAATTTAATAAATTGCAATAAAATTATAACAAATTTATAAAAAATCATATCTTTACACATAAAAACACGGCTGGTTATAAGTTGTATAACCAGTCGTGAAATGTTTAAGTTTCCTCCTTGTCATCTTTCCAAAACATAGAGCAGTCATTATCAATAGACCACTTTGCAAGTTCAGGCTCTTGTTCTTCTCTAAATTCTTCATAAGATTTGTTACTAATTTCATCAAAACTAAAAGACTTATAAATTTTAGCTTTGTAGATTTCGTGCAATTTCTCAATCGGATATTGGCGAGAACTATATGTATCAAAAGCCCAGCCGTTGTTTACATAGAGAACATGCATTGTAAAATCTTTTCCGTCATCTTCTTCATCATCATGTGGAGAAAATTTCTTTATTGCAAGAAATTCTATGCAACCTTTTTTTAATGCTTTACATATTTCAAAACAGATTGCGTAGCAATATCCCCGACACATTTGAGTTGCAATCAATGCATATAACTTTTCATTTGCCTGATTGATAATCTTAAGATCATTTTTACAAATGGCTTTACCTTTGGTTGTGCATACTAAAAAGTAAATTCTTTCTGCCAACAATTGTGAGAATCCCAACATAGCTCTTTTAAATACCTTCATAGATACTAGTAATCCCGCCATGCATATTAGCATAAAAGCTATAATTGCTATTTGAGTAGTCATAGAAAGCTCGATATCTTCACATACATCAATTATAAATACTGGAATGTATGTGAAAATAAACGCAACTGCCCAAAACATAGCACAAAGTATCTCGATTATGTGTTGCTTTGAAGTCAGTTGCAAAAGCATATCTTGTGATTCTTTGTCAAACTCCTTATAAATAGTCCTCCGCATAAAATACTTAATCATTTTTTACCAACCTTTCTGTAATAGTTTTATGGTTACATAATATAATTATAGCATGTATTCCGTATATTTTCAACTAATATGCACATTTTGTAAAAAGTGAATGATTTTGAGTCATTAACTTTTAATAACTCTTAAACATAAATCAATTCACTAAAAACAATTTCTTCTGCTTGTGCTTTAAATTTGGTATATAATAATCTCCCTCTAAATGATATTCAATGCCTGTTCTTTCATCAATTTTTATTTTTGGTAATTCATTATCCATAACTTTTTCCTCCTTTTAAAATCTGGTATCATTATTTCTCTTTTTATTCTTTTTTGCTTGTTTTCATCTGGTAAATCTTTTGCAGTTTGAATTGCATTATTAGATAGAGAAGTAGTGCCAGATACATTTTCTTTTGCAACTTTTTTTGCTAATTTACTTTTATTTTTATCATTACCAAAGTGAAAAGAATAAGCTAATTCTTGCTACATAGAATCCCTCCTTTGAAATTTCTTCGTAGCTATTGGCTTTGGCTTTGCCATAAGTCCTAACCCAGTAGACTTAAGTTAAGTACACTTTAATTTTTGTAAAAATATGTTTTTAAAGGACAGCTAAACAAATATAAAATTATAGTTCTAAATGAATAATATAAAAAATTCTGTAGAAGAAATAATTTTTAATCAATTTATTTATTGCTAAAATAAGAACTTTTATAATATTAAGAAGAAACCCCAGAGGTGTAAAACACACTCTGGGGTATTTCTAATTTACGGATAGCAAAGATTATTCAACAATAGGCAGTGAGTAATCAATATCGCTAGGAATATTATCTTCCCACACATAAGAGTTTTTCAGAATGTACTCGTTATAAGAGTTAGCAGTTCTGTTTGCTCTCATTTTTGCTTGCTCTGCCCAGCTTTGCTTTTCTTCGTTGTCGCTGTCTTTATATTGTTCATAAGTAGCAACATCGGATTTATACGATGCGATCATAGCACGTGCAGTATCTTCGACCTGCTTTTTGGTTTCATACTGATTTTCATCAGCTTTCTCTAAGCTATGAGTATAGCTGTTCCAAACACTTCTACCTCCTGGAGTAAATCCAAAAAAGATGATAGCTCCAATAAGGATGACGCTGATGATTGTTACGATAATAGTTCCTACTTTACTCATGTTAATTTTCCTCCTGTACTTTTAAAATAGGGTCATCTACAATATAAGGAATGTCGGAATAAATATATGTTCCTGTCCATTCAATATATTTGCCATCTGTGGTGAAGAAAAAGATACCATTATCATTTTCTCCATAGCTACCGTCAACATCGGCAAGCCAGTTATTTTTTTTAGAAGTTTCACCAGCAGAATACTCATAATATTCACTGTCAGGTGTCAAGAAACTATTTAAAGATGAAACTTTTCCATCAATAACGTAGTTTCCAACTACACCAACACCTTCTAACATAAGAACAACATAGCCCAAAGGTTTTTCAACAGGACAAGGAAGAGACAAAGCCTTTTCTCTCTGACCATTTACCCAGTATGCTCTCCTAATTAAATTGTACCGTTCAAGAGAATAGTCGATATCTGTCGGAGTAGGTTGAGACTGTTGAAGGTCTTTAGTGATACTCTGCTGTTTTTCTACATCAGAAGTTTGTTCCTGATAGTCGCTATCGCAACCTGCAAGCATACAAATGGTTATTGCTACTAGCAATAAAATAGAAACAATTTTCTTCATGTTTAATTCCTCCAATTTGTTGTATGATTTTTTATATGTAAAACTAACAGAATGTTAGTGTGCAAAAAGGAATATATATAAAATGGCTACTGCCATACTACTTTTATTATACCAGATATTTACATAAAAGTAAATGGATATGAAAACAGCCACATAGATTATCTCCATGTGGCTGTTTCCAATTACTGCGAGATGGTTAATCGCTAATTTTAAGAACAGGTTGTTCTACTTCAAACGGAATATCAGAATACAGATATGTTCCTGTCCACTCAATGTATTTTCCGTCAGGAGTAAAGAAAAAAATACCTGCATCATTTTCTCCATAGCTACCATCTACATCAGCTAACCAATTTGCTCCAGTACTATTAGGATAAGTTGTATCTGGTGTTAAAAAACTATTAAGGGATGAAACCTTACCATCAACAACAAAATTACCTAATATTGCACCATTATCGGTTATCAAAATAACATAACCCAAAGGCTTTTCAATGGAACAAGGCAATGCCAATGCTTTCTCTCTTTGACCATTTACCCAATATGCTCTCCGAATAAGATTATATCTTTCAAGAGAATAATCAATATCGGTAGGAGTCTGTTGTGCTTCCTCGAGATTTGCAGCCACCTCAAGCTGGCGAGCTTTATCGGTATCACTACAACCAGTCAATACAGAGATTGCCAAAACCATCATCAGTAACATAGAAACAATTTTTTTCATTTTTAATTCCTCCAATTTGTTGTAAGATTTTTTTATATGTAAAACTAACAAGACGTTAGTGTGCAAAAAGGAATATATGTAAAATGGCTACTGCCATACTAAATATATTATACTATAATTTTACATAATTTTCAATTGATTTTTAAATTTTTTGACAAATAGCGTGTTTGATGATATCTTTGTAGTACTATTTAATTATGTAAGATTAGTTTTTTCTAATTTCCTAATGCTACCATTTATAAAAGTAGTGGTAACTTTAGCAAATTCACATATAAATTCAAGTCTCTGTTTTAGACATTCTTCAAATTGTAATTCTTGTTTAATTATTTTCAATTTTTACACCATCCTTTCGTTTGGATGATTTTAATATTGTTTTAGACAACAAAAAAATCAACCAGATTTATTTTCTGATTGATTTTTGTATCTATCTGTTTTATTAGTTCGAACAGATACGTCATTGGTGCGGATGGTCAAAAATATACTATTTCAGAGTATTCTTTTATATTTGCCAGTATCAAAAAATACTGATTTTAAGCATTTTTTATTTGAAGTTATTTAAGTTTAATTAAAAATATTCCTGCTATTGCATTATTTATTGCATTAATTTATAAGTCTGTTTACTATATTTATTCTAACTAAATCAGCTACCTTTTTAAATGTTTTATTAAATACTTTTACAATTATTTTTTCTTTCCAATTTAACTCTTTTACTATTTCATTTTCTACAACATTCATATCTATAATATTCTCCTTTTTCGTTTGTTTGAAGCTTCGATTTATAAATATAGTAAAATTAGTTTCTTATGAGAAACATTTTATGAAAGTGTCAATTTATTATATGAAATGTTTGAAAAATTTTTTTATAATTAAATTTCTACTTTATATAATTTACTTACATCTACATGTAAAGCTAAAGCTAATCTTACTAAAGTACTTATAGTTGGCTCTGTCTCTTGTCTTTCTATTCTACTCAAATGACCTTTTGACATTCTTGTCATCTTTGCAAGTTCATCTAATGTCAAGTTTTTGCTTTGCCTTACCTCTCTCAATAATATTATTACTCTCATAAAAACCTCTTCATTTGTAGTATTTCAATTGCTGTTTTCTTTATACCTCAAATATGGTTTCTTATGAGAAACTTTACAGAATTTAATAAAAAAAGAAGCCCTTTCAGACTTCTCTTGCTTTCTCTACTATCTTCTTAAAATTATTAGTCTGTGCATAGTATTTTAAACTTTCTACATTTAATAATAAGTAATCAGATAATAATTTGTTATATTCTTTCTTGTTTTTTATTTTTAGATTCTTTATCATTTGTAGTGACTTTAAATAATATTTTTCCATATAAATCACCTCAAATACATTGTATCATATTTTATGTTAATTGTAAGGTGAATTTTGTCGAATACGTTTTAAATTTTTGCATAAAAAAAGAACTAGCAAAAACTAGTTCTCTATTTAATCATGTGAATATAATTTTCCTCCAATATCTATAAAGAATATATAATAAATATTTTTTATAATTACACCTATAACTCTTGCTAATATTGGGTTATTATTTGAATACAATCTCATTATTGCTAATTTATTGTTATATTCTTTTGCGTCAAATCTATTGCTAAATCTTTCTGGAATACTCTTTTTTATTCCAAGTTCGTTTATTTCAACAAATTCAAATCCTATCTTTTTATCTCTATTTCTTATTATATTATAAGTATCATTAGATAATTCTCTTATTCTTTTTAAAAATTGTAATTGATATTGATCTTCAAAATTGTCTTCATAAACTATATAAGAAAAATTGAATTTTAAATATTGTGGTGCAAAGCAATTTGTGCAAGGCTTTTGAATTTTACCTTTTTGTTTTATTCCCATTATGCTATTACTTCTTCTTTGAAATAATGTTTAATAAGTGAGTTATCTATAACTGAACCCAACCCTTTTGTTTTTTGTGTTATGTCCCAAGGAGTATTATCTTCATGTGTCATTTGTCTAAGTTGCCATGCCGTATAAATTGCAAAATTATCGTATGCTAAATTTAATGCTTCTGATACTTCTCTATCATCTTCAATTTTCTTTATAATTTCTTCTTTTTCCTTATCCATTTCTATGTCTATATTATTTCTTCCAAATGTATTATAAACACTATAAACTTCTTTCACAACTGGACCATGTGGCCAAGCTTCAATATTTTCACTAAAAATTGGTTTATCAAACATTCCTAAACTTATACCTTGTGCATAATATAATAATTTCTGTAATTTTAAATGTGTTATTCCTTCGTATACTTCATAGTTATCATTAGTTGCTTCATGTTCATGTACTTCTGCATTATTTTTTATTAAAAACCAAATTGCAATATCTTTAGCACTAAACATAAGACTCCCTCCTTCTATTTATATACTTATTACAAATTATTAATATTGTCAACAATTTATAATAAAACTTAATCTAAATGTAATAATCTGTAATATTTTTGTAATATTTTATCATACTTATTTAACTCTGTCAAATTTTTAGAACTCATGTTTGTATTATAGTATATGCATATTATTTATTAATATTCACAATTTTTATTTAAAAATCAGCATTGTCAAAATCAATTTTAAGCCGTTTTTATTTTGTGTCAATATAGTTTTATCCCTCAAATTTTGGTATAAAATTTATTTTTATCTTTTTTTACAAAATTCGACAACATTTTTAGTTTTTATGTGATATAGTGCAGAAAAAAGGAGGAAATTTATATGAAATATGTTTTTTTAGAAAGAAATTCTGTCGAGAATCCTGATCCACTCATAGAAGATTATTTTTACTTTATCACAGAAGATAAAGATCTAATTTATGCTAATGTACCTGAAGAAAACAAGGTTCCTATTTCTTTTAATTTACAAAGTTTAAAACCAATTTCATTTACACATCATAGTCCAAAAGATTTAGAAAGTGTTTTTGGTGATATGTTTTTAAATATTATCAACAAAAATTTATCAGAAGTAAAGATTTTAAAATTCATTGTAAATGATAATGATAAAAATAATATAAAAATTGAAAAAGTAGAATTTTAAATTATTTTAAATTCATTATGCCATAAAAAGAGAGGTAGACCAAAATTAATCAGCCTACCTCAACATTTTACTTTCCAACTATGATAGGAAAATCTTTCATCCATTCTCCATACATTATTTTACACCTCCAAGCCATTTACAGAAGCCTATTTTATAATTGTTTGTTCCATTTACTTTATATCTAACCATAGCTCTATCATTAAATATTCCAAAACAATCACAGCTTTCTCTTGGATCTAAACTACCTATTCTTTTCGTACAAGCTGTATCTGCGTATACAACTTCTGTTGTACTTCCATTTTGATATCTTTTCACTTCTTCATCACTCCCATTTTCTACATTTTCATTTTCTGTATTTTCAGTATTTATTGGCTTATCTTCCAAATATGATTTAATCATATTCAAAAATCTATCCCAACTAAGATCTAGAGTTCTGTGTGGACAATACTTGTTTGCAAAATCTTGATGTTTATGTACTCTATCAATTCCCCAATTATATTGTTTTAATAAATATGCTATGTATTCAGCTGCTAACTTTTCAGCTTCATCAAAATCTTCTCCGCCTGATTTAGAATAACATATTTCTATTGATATTCCTTTTCTATTTCCATCACCATTTCTTCCGTCACCTGCGTTCCAGCTATTTCTGTTAAATGGTATAGCTTGTACTATTTGAGTATTATCTACAGCACAATGAAATGATGTTTTATTATTATTTCCTATCATATATGATATTTCAGCCATTGCTGATGCATCATTTGCTGTATTATGAACTATAATAAATTCTGGTTGCATTTCATATGGACATTTTATGTCATATTTGTTTTGTGGTACTAACATTCTAGTTATCTGCATTGCTATCATCTCCTATTCCGTTTGTTTCTGAATTTGAGAAATCATTTTCTGCAACATTTTTATTGTATAATTCTTCATCGAACTCTACATTTTCTATAATAACATTATCTTCTTCCATGAACTATTCCTCCTTGTTTTCTGTATTTACATCTGTTTTATTTTTACTAAAATAATATGTAAATACCGCTGTTACCAAATTTGTTACTAATACTAATATTGTTTCACTTAGCACTGCTCCAAATAAGTTTGCTATAACAATAACGAATAATAATACTATCATCGCTATTGTTACAAAGCTTTTTAAATCTTCCCATGCTTGTTTCATAATTTTCCCTCCTACTATTTTAATCCTAATTTTACATATATAAGTCCTAGTATTACTGCCAAAATTGAGTAAAATATATAATCAATTAGCTTGTCCCATTTTTTGCCTTTTTCTTTATCATCTTCTGATACTTTACCTTCTAATTTTTGATCTATTTTTTCTACTGCTGATTCTACTTTACCCATTCTATAATCCATTTTTTCCATTATAGAATATGTTTTTTCGAGCTTATCGAGTCTATCATCATGTTCATTTAATCTTTTTGTATTTGACTTCTCTCTTTCTTCTAAATGAGCTACTTTTTCAATCATTTCTGTTTCTTGCATTATTCTTCCTCCTTAGTAGCTATTTCTATATTTTCTTCTGTAGTATTATCTACTTCAATATATGTATCTTCTACTAGTAATGTCAATTCTGCAAATTCTTCGTCTGTAATTTTACTCATTGCGTAAAATACATTTAATTTGTTCTCTATGTCTGCTTTTTCTTTGTAATATTTTTTTGCTATTAATTTCTTTAATAATTCTACTATCATTTATTCCACCTCCATTCTCAAATCTTTTTCTAAGTTATTTACTAATAATGCACTTGTCTCTGTTGAACTTAATAGTTCTTTTATTTCATTGATTTGTGCTTGAAGTTTGTTATGTTCTGTTTCTGTATCTTTTAAATATTTTACATTCACAATCGGATTTATTTCTGCTGATTCTGCACTTATATTTGTTATATTTTTGTATGTATGTGCTTTACTATATATCTCATCTAATACTTTACTTTGAGCTTCTGTACATTCTAATAATACTGGTTCTGCTAATTTATAATAAATTGTAAGTTCATTATCTTGTAAATACTTATAATAAGCTTTGGTATAATTGTCTACTGTTAATTCTTCTCCGTAATTTTTTTCAACATCTGCATAAGGCAAAGATATTACTATATTATTTTGATTCTGATAAGTTTGTATTCCATAATCTTTACCGTTCCACATACTATCTTTTCGAACTGGTAATTTATCACAAAGTATATCATCTCTAACTGAGCTTATTAACAAATCACTAACTTTAAATACTCTAACAACATTTCCATTTTCTTTAAAATCTGCAAAAGTTCCTCCTGCTTGTGAAGCCATATTCTGTCCATCAAAACTCATTGTTTTCCAATTATGCTTTTCACACCATTTTGCATCTTGCTTCATAAAAGTATCACCTTCGAACATCGGTTGTTGAACATCAACTAAATATGATTGCCCTTGATGTGGTATATAGTCTATATCTTCATAACTAAACATTATATCATAGTATTTAATATTACCGTTATTAGAAGTCCCATTGCATCTAAAGAAAATTTTAGTAATACCTTTTGAAATAAAACTACAACTTATTGAATAATTTGCAATTTTATAATTTTCTACTATACTATTCCCATCGACATCTCTTATACCTATGTTAGGCGCCGAACCTGTTCCTGCTACATATTTACATTTTATATATACTCTTTTTCCTGTTTCAAATTTCTGTGTTGTAGTTATTCCTTTCCAAAATCCATTTACTCCTTGTAATTCCAGCACACCATTTTTATTATCAACTACACTTACTTCTGATGTTGATTTAACATTCTCTGTATTAAAAATGTTTTCATTAACTATATCTACTTTTGCACTACCACAATTGTAAGAAGAATAATTGTTTATGCTAGTACCATAAGCAATCTTTATTTTGCAATCTTTTATATCTTCTAGTGTTATTGTTTTATTTGCATCTTGCCACATCAACATTAATGAGATTTTCTTTGTATTCTCTTGTAGTTTTATAGTTTTGTCTTTATTATTTGATGACATATTATTTTTTATTATTACATCATTTTCATCAATCTCAAAAAAATTATACTTTAAATCCTTATCTGTTCCTAGTGAGATTGTAATATCTTTGTTCGAAATAACATTAATATCTTCATCTGTTAATAATCTTATTGTAGTATTGACTTTTTGGGTTGTTGCTCCTACAATACCACTATAGTATCCTTTTCGTGCAAAAATAGTATCATTTAAAATGTTTATATCATCTCCAACAGCCTTTAACTCACTTGGAAAATCTATGCTTGGACTTGCTCCGTATTGTTCGTATGGTTTGTCTTTATTCTCGTAGTCTGTCAATAAAACTTGCAAAGTTCCACTAATTAAAATTCCAGTATTTTGTTGCTGAACATATATTTGTTGCAAAACATCTCCTGCACTTAAAATCAAATCAGGAGAAACCCTTAAATAACTTGATTCTGTTTTACCATTTTTTATTAATTTTACTGACAAAATTGCATTTGTTAAATTACCAAAAGCTTTTAAATACATTTGTTTAGTTATTTCCAGTCCTTTACCATCATATTCAACTAACATATGTGTAAACATTCCTGTAGTTGTTCCCTGATATGAAACACTTGACTCATCAATTTTTGTTATAGTAACACCAGCACTTTGAGTTTGTGTAGATGTTATTTTAAATTGATTATATCCCTCTCTAGTCTCTTGTTTCTGATTCCCACCAATTTCAATTTCACACCTGGCATTTGACGAATCCTCTATATGAATATTCTCCCCACTCGCCTCACCAATTGTTGCAATACTTTTTATATCCTCTCTCAAGCGTTCATTTTCAGCTTTTATTTCTAAGTTTTCTGCCTGTAGTTCTTCAATTGACTCTTTATTTGCTTTTATGTCCTCATCTTGTTCATTATCTTTTTCATTTATTTCTTTTGTTGTATCTGCTATGCTTTTTTGAATTGTTTTAATATCTTCTTTATTACTTGTATTATCTGCTTTTAATGTTTCTACATCTACTTGTGCTTGAGTTAATTCATCAGCATTACCATTTATTATGTCTTTCAAATCGTCCCAGTTTTTATTCAAATAATTTTGCACATCAAATTGTTCTGTTGTAGAATATACATCTCTATGTGCATTTAATTGTTCTATCTTTTTTACTGCCATATAATCCTCCTTTTAATCATCAGTTTCATACCAGCCACTACCTGCTACTTCAAAATAACTAGTATCAGTTACTTTTAATTTTTTAGCAGAGCTATATACTGATTGTATTCTTATTTTCCCATCTTGAGGAATAAATGTCGTATTCAAATTATCTTCCAACAATGAATATACTAGAGCCACATTCAACGATTGCTGTCCAAAATACTTGTCTCTTGCTACAAATGGCAAACCTTCAATAACAGCATAATTTTCAGTTCCATTTAATTTTGTAATTTTACCTCTTACATAAAAATCCACAAAAACAAGTTTTCCTATTCTTTCATATTTTCCAACTTGAGTAGTATATGTTATGCTTGGAGCTTTATTCTCTACAGTATTGATGCTTGGAGTCCATTTTCCTTCTTTCATTTTATCTTGCTTTCCAGTTTCAATATTATTTTGAAACTCAGTCATTGTAGTTTGATTTAACTTTGTTACCTTATTTATCCAATTTATTAATTTCATTGTTTTTCCTCCTTAAGTACCTTTATTTCATTTTGAAGTGCCTTTACCTGTTGTGATAATTCTTGTATTGCTTTAGATAATGTAGCAATAATCGGTAATTCATTAATATAATATCTTTCTTCAAGTGTATCTGTTTTTTCTCTCTTTATTACAAAATTAGGATCTATTTGTTCCATATCTTGTGCTATATAACCTATATTATAATGTTTTCCATCATCTTTTTTGTCAAATTGCTTATGTTGAAATTTATTTATTATATCTAATGCTTTTACATCACAATCTTTTATATTGTCTTTTATTCTTCTGTCTGATGAAATATTATTTGCATATACATTTCCATTCACATTCAAATTCCCATAAATCGAAGCCATATTTTTAACATATAAATCAAAGCTTACTTCGCGTCCGGTAATTCCAAATCTAATTGTTCCACCATATGCTGATATTGAACCATCATCTTCAATTAAAGTATAATTATTTCCACTTCCCAATCTAAAAGAATTTGTTCCACCTACATTTTTATAAACTGATATATTATCTAATAATTTTATCTTAGCATAACCAGACTCTAAATCTTGTGTGCTTATAGACAATAGAATTGTGTTAGTATCTGTATTAATAAATTGAATTGCACTATTTACTTCATCTGCATATATTTTTATATTTCCACCAATTATTCCTGTTGAGATTCCATCTAATAATATATTACATGAAGCTAATACTAATTCTCCATATGATGCGTCAGAAGCTTTTTCGGCCATTTCAAAATTCTTAATATAAAAGATTGGGTGAAATTTATTATCTGATTTTGTTTTTATTCCCCACGCCATGCCATTCGAAAGTTTTTGATTATAATCAGCTAAAACCGAAAACGCAATATATTGATCATTATCTTCTTTTTGAACCCCCATATCCCCAAATATTGTTGTTCCATCATTTTGATAAAAATGTTGTCCAGTTTTATCAAGTGCCATTAATACTTTTTTATTGCTATCTAATATCGCAAAACTAGCATTATTGTTTATTATCATCATTTGTATAAATTCTGATATTTGATTCCATGCTAATTTTACCGCTTCAGCATTTTGTTGAATATATGTTCCAACTTCTGTTTTGCCAACTTTTTTATTTACTTCTGATGTTATATTGTCTGATACTAATTTTATTGCTGCATTCATTTCTGTTGTTTTAGAATAATCTTCAAGCTTTTTATTTACATTAATATCAACTTGTTCTGCTGTTTGTTCTATTGCACTATTCATTTCGACCTTTGAAGCATATATATTAGTCATATCATTTTGAATTGCAAATTTAGCTTTTAAACTTGCTGTATAGTTTTTTATTAATAATGTGTTTGTACCATCAAATAATTCAATTGAGAATGCCCCTAAATCCTCTATTGTCTCTTTTGTCTTAATTGTTCCGTCCAAATTAATTCGACGAATTATTTGAGCTTTTCCGTCTTTTAAAACATACTCGTCATAAACCTCATCTTTTTGCCTTAATACATCTTTAATTCCTAGTTCATATTCCTTTGAATTTCCTTTTGAGTCTTTTATTACAATTATGCTATCTCCAAACAAATATAAATCATCACTTAAAACTACATCATCACCAATTTTTAAACTACTAAATACATCATTGTTTCCATATATGTGTAACTCAATTAATTCGCCTGCAACTGCATTTCCTAATGATATTGTTTTATTTCCTTCAATTGTATTTGTTGTTTCTTCTATGTGCGATACCTTATCACTTATACTATCTATTGTTTGTTCATGCTGTGTAAGCTTTTCAGTGTTTTCTGTTGTTTCTTGAGCTAACTGAGTTAATTTTAAATTTTCTTCGTCTATTTGACTTTGAATTTTTCTATTTATAACTTGTTGACTCTGTTTTCTTGTTGTTGTATCTTGTTTTTGTTTTATTGCTATTTTACTTTTTATGTCTGCTATAAATCGTTTGTTTAATGTCATTTCGCCTTGATAAATTACCTTTTTGCCATCAATATTAATAATATCTCCAATATCAACAGCTGGATTTATTATTGTTGTTCCTTCAAAACTATAAAAATCTAAATCTTTTACAGCATCATATATTTTTTGGATATCATCTTCTTCGCTAATAAATAAATTCTCTTGTCTAATCCAAAGTGTATCTTTTGTTTCATCTCCTACTTTAAATGATTCTGTTCCATTCTCATAAGCTACTCTTGATATCTGATGTCCTTCACCCCATTTGTAAGTTTTAAATAACCTTTGAGGAATTATTTCTTCATCTTCTCCTAGTTTTTTTATTTGAATTTTACCAGTTCTACTAGCACAACAAAATCCTCCTGCTTTTTCTGAGATATAACTCATATACTCTCTTGCTTTTACTTCATTGTCATAAACATATATTTTTTTATTAGAATTAAGAAAAGAGCTTGTTTCTAATTCAAGCCCTTTCTTTTTACATATATCTTCTGCTATTTCACTTAAAGTTGCATAGCCTTTTTTCTTTATCAATTCACTAGCATCATAATATCCATCGTCTGCATCTAATTTTATAATATTGTCTACAGCTTTTATATTTATTACATTGCTATCTTCATCGTCATAGTCATCTACATTATAAATCCCGTATTGGCATCATTTCAAAACTATCATCATGTTTTGCTAAACTTTTTACTTGTAATTTGTTTAGATCACATACTAGCATTTTATTTAGTTCTGCAACTGTTATTGCATGATTTACTAAAACACCATATTCTATTCTTATTGTCTTAGCGCTTATTATTCCAAAACTTTTGTGTATTTTCATCTCTATGTATTGACTTGGAACACTTCCCAACTCTAGTTTTTCATCAAATAGTTCTCCTCCATGTTTAAAATCTAGCAAATATTTGGGATTTAATAATACATCATCTATATAAATATTAGTAACTGTTAGTGCATTGCTTTTATATATTGTTTTTATTGCTTTTTCTGTTAATCCTTTATACATCGTTTACCTCCAAAACAATTTGCTTTTGTGCATCTGTTAATTCTTTTTGCATTAAATTAAATGATGTTTTCCATTTTGTCTTTTCTGTTTCTGTTCCTTTTTCTGTTTTTATCATTTCAACTTTTCTCTTTGAAACTCTAAACTTAGCTCCTTCTAAAAATCCACCTTTTACAACTGGAATTTTTATATCCAATATAAATGGATTCTTAAATGTTTTTTGACATAATTCTTCTGCTTCTTCTTCTGTATTAAAATCCCATGACATAGAAAGCTTTAACATTCCTACTGCGATAGGATTATCAATTAAGGAGCCATCATCATTTGATGTATAACTATCTTTGTCTGTATCTTCTATATCTGCGCTATATGTACTTGGTGTTGGTAAATTTTCCTCTTTTCCATGTTCTCTCCATAACATAATTTTATCCTCCTATTAAAGCTTCTATGTCTTTTCCTGTTCTTCTTGTTTTATCTCTTAAATCATCTAGTAATATTTGTCCTAGTTTTTTATTTCCTACATTAATTGTTATATTTATTGGTCTATCACTATTATCTAATGATGCAAAATCTGATAATACATCTTCAATTGTTTCTCTCATTATATTTTGTGGTGTTACAATTTCTGGATTTGATTTTACTCCTGAATATTCACCTGCTACTACTGCTGTTGCTTCTGTTAACACTCCACCTTTTGCAAGTCGTGGTAATGAAATTGTGCTTATTTGCAATGAAATTGGATTTAAACCTATAAAAGAACCTACTGCATTGGCAACCTTACTTATACCTGATAATAGTTTATTTATACCTTTTATAGTTCCATTTACAAAGCTTTCTATTCCACCTAATATTTTATTAATGATATTTTTTATTCCATTCCAAATTCCATTCCAGATATTAACAATAGTTGTTTTTATAGTATTAAATATAGTTGAGATTTTGTTTTTCATATAGTTAAATGCTGTTATCACTTTTTCTTTTATTGTTGTAGCTACTTTAATCATTGTTTCTTTTATTGTATTCCAATGTTTAACACATAAAACAATTATTGCTATTAAGGCTGCTATTGCTAATACTACTAATGTAATTGGTGAAGTTAAAACAGCCGTAACAACTGCTGCAATTCCTGCAACTATATTATATAATCCAAGTGCTGCTACAACTAAGCCTATTGCAGTTGCAATAGAACCTACTACAATAGCCCAGCCATCTAATTCATCATTACTTCCTGTTAAAAAGCCCACAAATTCATCAACTTTTTGTGTTACCCATTCAACTGCTTCTGTAAGTTTTTCTATTGCCAACACGCCAACATCTAAAAACCATTGGAAAATTGTACTTTGTGTTATTTTTTTTATTACTTCCAAAAGGTTATTAAATGCATTTGCTAAATTTTGTACTATGGCATCTCCATTTGCATTATTTTGCCATGCATTTTTTATGGCTTCTGATATATTTCCTATTATTGCTAATATATTTTCCAAAATTGAATATGCTGTACCATTTGTTATAATATTTTCGAAACTTTTCCATACAGATGAAATTAATCCACCTATTTGTTCTGCTGTTGTTTTTAGTTTCTCAATCACTTGACTTCCGTAATTATCCCAGCTTTCTTTTAGTGGCTTAAAAAATTCATATAATTTTTGTCCGAATGAACTCATTTGATTGTCCATTTGTGACAAATCTATACTAGGTGATGTTGTTACATCGCTGTTACCTGAGTTATTATCTGAAACATTGTTAATTTCACTATGTACACTTGATAAAGATTTACTTGTTTGTTTTGCACTACTTGATGTATTTTTCATTGATGAAGCTGTTGCTTTAGCAAATATGTTTACTCCTGACATTGCATAAACTACACTTTGAATAGCTTTCATTAATTGATATACTAAACTAGTTACATATTGTATAATTGGTGCAAATACACTTCCCATTGCATATTTCATATATTCTATATTTGCACTTAATTGTTGTGCTCCTTTATTTTGACTTCCTAACCAAGCCTGAGCACTACTACTTAATGCAGAATAGATACTCCTTAAACTAAATAATGCTGTAGCATATTTTAATACATGTCCTAGTCCATTTTTTATTCCACTATTCCATTGTTTTATTTGATTTTTAATTTTAATTGTTATTCCTGATATATTATTCATAGATGGTGTTATTTTCTTTAAACTTGAAAAAAAGCTAGAGAAAAAGTTTCCTTTACCACCTTTTTCTAGCTTATCTTTTTTATTGTTTAATCTTTCTAATTCTGCTTCCGCTTCTATTATTTCTTTAGTGTTTAAATGTATCTTACCCTCTTTTGCGTTTTCTAGTTTTTCTTCTACCTCACTTATTTTATATTTTACTAATTCTAATTCTTTTGAGCCTCCAACTTGTTGAATTTGTTGTTTAAATTGTCTAACAAATGGAATAACTTGTTGAATTTTACTTTTTATCATATCCCACAAATTAATTGAATTAGTATTTGGTTTAATATTTTCTGTATTATTATTAATGCTTCCTCTATAGCCAGTTATTTTGGTTTCAGGAGTTTTAATCTCAGGTGCTTTTATTTCTAGAATTTTAACATCTTCTGATGCACTTTTCAGTGTCTTTAAATGTCCTGTTAATTTTATTATTTCTTTAGAATATCCAGTAATATTCTTTATATTAAATGTTTGTCCATTTATTGTCATTCCACTAATATCGTTTGGATCAAAATTACCATTAGTATTTTCTTTTGAACCTTTTATATTATTACTTTTTATGCTTATATCTCCGTGCAGTATGTTGCTTATGTAATGCATCTAATTCTTTTTTTACTTGTCTTATTTGTTTTATTGCTTCTGCATTTGTTATTTTAATCTTTATTTGATTATTTTCAGAACTTTTTTTCAAATTTGCTAATTGTTTTTTTACTAACATAAATGATTGATTGATATTTTTTTGAAATTCTTTCATATCTACTTTTGAAAAAGCTTCTTGTGCTTGTTTCATTACTTCCTTTATTGCTGGTAAAAACTTCTCAAATTCTTTTAATGCTTCTTCTACTTTTGCAGTTACAATGATTTCTATTTCTTCCACTGTCATAAGCTAGTCCTCCTTTCATTTTTATATTTTTTGTTATATAATCTATCTATCTCTTCTCAGAGATGTTATCAGGTATATAATGTTTCTAAAAGAATATAAATACAAATAAAAACACCTACCTAAGTAAGTGTTTTTTCATATTTTAATGGTATTTGTATATATATTCTATTATTTTTCTTAGTATTTCCGACAATTTTTACTCCATCTATTTCAAATTCATTTATTACTTTATCTGATATAGATAAAATATCAGCTTGAGTAACATTTTGAGAAAAGATTCCCTCGTATTCAGTTATATATTTTTCTTTTATGATATTTATAACTTTTACATCGAATCCAAGTTCTTTATATATCTCTTGTATTTTATCAATAGTAATCTTTAGCTCTATATCTGTTATTTGAGTTAATTTATATTCACTCTTATGAACTATTACTTCTTTTTCATCATTATAGCTTAATTTCTTACTATTATTTTCTATACTGATTAATGAATTTGTTGTCTTAAACTTATTGGGCTTGTAGTTTCTTTCATTTTGTAATAGTGCAGTAACTATATTGCTTATTAATTTTATAATAAAAATTAAAACATATATTTCTACTTTAACAACTATATAAAATAAATAAAAAGGCAAGCATAATAAGGACCATATCAATTGAAACATTTATCTTAACCATCCTACTTTAATAATTGTTGTTTTTTTCTTTCAAATTCTTCTTGTGTTATTATGCCTTCATCTAGTAATTTTTTAAATTTTAGTAGTTCATCAGCTTGTGATATGCTACCCAAAGAAGTCTTTTCACTATTAAAATTACTTTGTAGATCATTTATTTTTCTTATCATTTCTTCTGCTGTTTTCTTAGTAGTTTCAATTACTATCATTTCAGTAATTCCTTTTATTCTTATTGTAGCTAATGATAGTGTTGTTTTATAATCTACTGATTGTATATCTTGTATTTTAATTTGCTTACTTATAGTCTTTCCTAAAATCGAACTTAAAAAGAATATTCTTTTATTTGTCAATACTATTACTCCAGCATTTTTCTTTTTAGTATCCAATCCAATATTTACTTTTAAATTTTCATTATTAGGTTCAGTATACACATTGTAAACACAGGCAAACTCCACATTTTCATCATTTGATAACATTGTTTCTGCCTTTTTTATCATTCCAGAACATGCCAAAATTCCTAACATTGTTCCATTTCCTTTTACAGCTTCTTTTATTGTCATAGCTATTTCTCCCCTTTATTTATTATTATAAAAGGATTATATCACTTTTTTTGAAAAATGTTGTCGAAATTTGTCGAAAATATGTTTTTTTATATATTTTTTAACTTTTAAATAGCATTCTTTGTTCTTCTAATGTTTGTTCTTTTCCTTCTTCATCAAATAATTCTTTGTAATTTTCTCTAATAAGAATTACTTTTGCATTTTGATTCATACAATCACCTGCTATTAATTTGTTTGTTACCACTTCTTGCAAGTTTATTTCACGCTTTAAATCATCAATTATTTTCATAAGATGTGTTTGACAATATACGTTTATTTCTGAATATCTACTATTCCAAAATTCATTTGGTTTCATATCAAAATAATAAGCCAAGGGTTCTATTGAATATATCAATTCTATCAAATTATTGGATTCTTTTATTATTTCTACAATATCATTTAATCCTCGTAATTTTGAAATCCTTGTTCTTGAAATTGTTTCTCTGCTATTTTGCTTACTACACTTTCTGTTGATTTTTGAATTAAGTCGTTCATATTCATTGTTAATAAAGGATTTGATGTCACTTCTTTTAATTCTTTCTTTGACATCTTCTTTTTGAAAAAACCCTCTTCATTCAACGCCTCTGCTATCTTTGAATATAAATCACTGATTGTTATTCCTTCTTTTCTACAATCATCTATAAAATCATAAACTTCTTCTGATGATGTAAATACACTTTTTTCATCTTCATTTTCTGCTAATTTAAATATTATTTTCGACAATGCTTCTATATCTAATATAGAATATGCTTTTATAAATACTTCTTCAAAATTTTTATTTTTTAGTAGATTAGCTATGTCTACTATTTTTCTTGTTTTTAGTACTAAATTAATTGTTTTATTTTTGGTTTCTATAATCATTTTCTATCTCCTTTGCAAAAGAGAGAAGATTTTACCTTCTTACCTTCTCTTAATCTTCAAATTTTCTTGCATCCCCTTCAATTGGATATCCATCTGTTTCAACAACTTTTGAATTTTTAAACACTCTCATAGTGTCTTTTATAAAATCTCCATCATTAACTTCTTGACCTGCTATATCTATTGTACATTTAACTGTTTGAACTAATGGTTTTCCTGCTACAGATGCTGTTGATTCTGGATATTTTAAAAATAAATATATTTCTGTGTCTGCATCTGCTATCCCTGTCATTGTTTTATGTGTCTCTTGTATAAACATTGTTTCGATATCAACAGCTTCTGCTTTTCTTTTTCCTTTTGCCATTCTTTCTTCATCTAAATCTAACGCACTATAAGTTTGCCCATCTTTTAAAGCTTTTAATTGTCCAATCTTCTGAACATAACCTATTTTAATTCTCTCTCCTGTCAATGTTGTTGAATATGATAGTTCTGTCTTCATAGCAATTTGTGGTGTTGTTGTTTTCGCTGTACTTCCTGCCATCTTTAATTCCTCCTTATTATTTTAAATTAAAAGAAGCCGTTATTGAATTATAACGAACTTCAAATGTTATTGTTATACCATATTTTTGCAATATAGAGTCGTATATTGCTGGGCTGGTATTTGTCCTTATAAAATTTAATTTTTGAAGTTTTGTACTAACTTCATCTGTCATTTGCATCGCTTGTCTTTGTTTTTCATTCCAACATGTTATAGATATTTGAAATGTAGACTTAATTGGAAATGCGTTTTCAGTTAAATTTACTGACTTTAAAGGTGTATGTAATTCTAAACAAGGAAATTTACTTGTTGTTGTTGGATTTGTTAATATTTGTTTATATTTTAATGGTTCTAGTTGTTCATATAATAAATCACTAAAATCTTTTATACTTAAATCTCTCATTTGCATATCTCCTTTAATATATCATCCAATTTTTTCTTAATAATTTCTGCATTTTCATTTCTACTTTTAAATTCTGCGTCTCCAAGGAAATGATTTGCTTTTGCTCCAACTGCAACATAAAATTGTTTGTTATTTATAGTTACAATCGGATAACTTAATGACCTCCCTACTTTGTTTACAGGTATATACCATTCTGTATAACCTGATTCAATAAAGTGTTTTGTTTTTCCTATATGTTCTTGTTCTGCATATTGTCCTGTTCCAAAATACTCAAACCACAAATATGATTGACCATTTTCAGTAACAAATTTAGAAGGGTCTGCATAAACCCTTCCCTTTACTTCTTTGGTTGACATATCAATCATTTCAATTAATATTCCGTTTTCCTTATGACCTTTTTCCAATCTTATAGCATAACCTCTAATACTATTTAAAACATCTTCAGTTATTTCTTTTGCTATTTGTGGTATCTTTTGAGTTATAGCCTCTATATTTTTAAAATTATGTTTTACTTTTATATTACAATTAAAATTAATCATTTTTGCATTTTCTCCAATATATATAACATTGTACTGCCTATTTTTAAAGCATCTTTCACATAATATTCTGGTATAAAGTCTTCTAGTTTTGATATATCTTCAAATGATATTCCGTCACCTTTGTTTATAAGATACTTTTTTGTAGTTCTTGCTTTATATCTACTATAGTCAACCTCACCTGTTGATTTTCTGTCAAGTTCATTTATATCCTGCTGAATGTTTAAATAAGCTATACCAACATTACTTTCCTTTGCTAATTTATACACTTCTAGCTCATTCAATTCTTTTACCGACATTTCATTTATCTCTTTTACCGACAAACCTTTTCCTTTATATCTCCACTTTTTTTCTGTTTCTCCGATGGTCTTCTATTTCTTTATACTCTGATATATAGACTTTTGTTAAATCTCGTAATAACATTATCTAATCCTCCTTAATCCAGATTTTACAATGTCATTTCTTAATTTATCTATTATATCTTCAAATGATGTTGAAATAGAACCTTCATTACGACTTGTTAAGCCTTCTGCACCTCTTGACAGATAGATTGCTTTAGTAGCTTTCTTAATATATGGAAATAATTTTTCAGTATCTTTTTTTCTATTAGAAATATCAGAGGCAATAGAACTTACTTCCTCAAATATTTCATTTAATACATCTTTATCGTCTTTATAATTAGCTCCTAAATCAGCTATTATTTTATCTATATTGCTGGTTTCTGCCATTTCTATTGCCTCCTACTTCTAGGCCATTGAAGCAATTGTTGCTATTCCTGCTTTTTTAGCCTTATTTGCTGAATCAACTTCGACAATTACTATTTTTTGTCCAGTTGTTGCTGTGATTTCGTCTGTTCCATTCCAAGCTGTGTATCCAGATGTGCAAACTGCATCATATTCTGGCATTGTTGGGTTTGCAGCTGTTTTATATTTATAGCTATTTCCAGAAGCTAAAGCTGGTGTAACAGTTATTTTTGTTTTTCCAGTTGATGTTCCTGCTACTGATGTTACAGTTAAGTCTGTAAGTTTAGCATCTGTTACATAGAATATTGTATCTTCCATTAAAGCTTTTGTTCCTTTATATAAGAAATCTTCTAATGCTACAGCATCATCAAATGGTACTTTCTCTGCTCCATATTCTGATACATAAAATGGTTGAGCAATAGCTCCATCCATCATTACAACAGCCTTTACACCGTCTGGTAATCTTGTTGATTCATAAACTCTAACAGAATCATACATACCAATCGCTTGCTCTTTTGGATCTGTTCCATTTGGTAAATCATCAAGAATTTTCTTCATTCCTTTTCTATATTCGCTATCTACTACAATAACTAATAAATCCGACTCTATACCATCAATAAAGTCATTCTTTAAAGTTCTTGCTTTTTGTAATAAAGTATCAATTGTATCTTGAATGTTATCTTTTGCAGGGATTTCTGTTCCTTTTAATACTTTTGCAAAGAACTCTCTATCTAGGTATCTTATGATAGCTGATTGATGATTTACTTTTCTTTTTTCGGCCATACCATCGATACCATAAAGTTTTACGTCTTTTCCTTGTAATTCCTCTACAATTTCTTTATCTGTATCAATAACAACTTTTACTGGTTTAGCTTTTACTTTATCGCCTTTTCCAGCAGCTCTTGCAGTACCTTTATCTTTTAATTCTGCATTTACAAATCTTTTATATTCAATTACTCCACCTTCTGGATTTCCAGAACCATTTTTAGCTTTTATTTGTTCTGACACTGCTCTTGCAGCAACATTTTCTAGTACTCCACTTAATACTTGTTTTAAATTATCCTTTGTTTTACCATCTTGTAGCATTATATTTAATGCTTCTTGTGTAATTTCTCCCATTTTCAATTCCTCCTATTTTTTAATAACTTGCTCTAGCTATTGATTTATTTCTTTCATTATCAATACCTAATTTTTGTGTTGGAGTATCTTCTTTTAATCTTTCATTCACTGCTTTTTCAACAGCCTTGTTAAAAGCGTTTGAAACTTCTTCAATTTTCGAATTAATTTCTTCTGCCTTAACTGTTTCAAAATTAAAGAAAGTCAATAAAGATATATCCAGCCCTTTGTCACTTGCTATTTTTGTTGCTTGTTCTTTTAATTTATAAGCATTTAATTCTGCAAGTGCTTTTTCTTTGTCTGTTCTTTCTTTTTGTGCTTGATATTCAAGTTTTTGTTCTTTGTTCATCTTTGCTAGTTTTTCAGCCTCTGTTTTTTCGCTATTCATTATTTCTTCCCAGTTTGCTTTAGCTGTATTTATAGCCTTTTGAACTCTTTTGTCAAACTCTGCTTGATTTTTTCCGTCTTTTAAGAAATCATCAAATGTTACAGGATTATCATTTATTCCTGTGTTATTTGCCCCCGCTGATTCAGTAACTGCCCCAGTATTAGCATTATTTAGATTTGTATTATTTTCTTCCATTTTCTACTCCTTTTGCCCCAGCCATTGCTTAAGCCCCAGCCATTGCGAATTTGTATTCTGTTGTTCTTTATAGCCTGCAATCAGTAAAAAGGCATAAAAAAATAGATGTACGTCTACATCTAAAAATTATAATTATAAAATGTTATTAACTTATTTATTATCTTTATTTTTGGCTTTCATATATCCATCAGCAAAATTATATTTAACTACCCAAATAATTGGTCTAAATATCGTAATTATAGTAAATATAATCCAATACCAAGTTGGCATTTGTAATTTAATGCTTAATATTAAAACCAATAACCACATATATTTCACCTTCTTTTCATAATAAAAGAGTAAATACAACATTTGTACTTACTCTTATTTCATTTTAATTGCTGTTACTTCTATTTTTTTATAAAGACACTCTACTTCTAAATTCGTCACATAATAATCTTCATCATCAATTTTTATTTTTTGTCCTACTTGAAAGTTTAATATATTCATATCTTCAAAGCTTATATTTTTTATTTTAATTTTACTATTAATGATTTTACCAAAAGCTCTATGCATAATAGGATATCCATATAAAGTAGCATCATATTTTTTATTATCAATGTCTATGTTAAAATTATAGCTTTTTTCTAATTCAACGATGCTATTAATTTTTTCTTTAGATAAATGTGTCAATATTTTCATTTAAATATCCCCTCTACTTTTTTAATTCTTTTTCTAAATATTCTTTATATTCTGCAAAATTATTCCATTCATCATAATTAAACGGCAATGGTCTTTTACCTTTTTGTTCTATATATTTATGAATTAATTTTTTTACATCATCTGGTATAATCATGATATGCTTTTACCACCTTTTCTTTAATTTCTTTTAAACCTTGTATATTATCTATTACATCTAATGTATCTTTATTGTTTGTTAAATATGCTGACATTATATTTGCTGATAATTCTTTTTCAATTCTGCTATTATCTTTTAACCAATAATTAGTATCATGTCCATAATTCCCTGTTATTTTACCATTTGTTATTGCTGAAAATATATCTCCCATGCTCATATTATCTTCATATTTGCTACTAGATAACATATTAATGTATTTATCTTCATCTATATCTATTTGTAATCTTGTTCTTCTTAATTCATTGACTATATTTAATTTATCAGATATATTATTTCTTATATCTATCATATGTATAATTTCATGTGTTAAACTTTCAGATAAATCATAATATTTAAAGTCTGGATGTTTTGGATTTATATATATCTTATCGTCATCAATACTATATCTCATTGGAGCGCTTAAATTATTATCTATTTCTGCATTTTCATTTGTTAAATACTTATTAAATAATTTTTTTACATTAGGATTTAATTTTGTATTTCTTAAAACTTGTTTAATATCTTTACTTATTTTTGGTATGTCTAAATTATACTCCGTTTTTTCTTGTTTTTCAACTGGTGGTAAGTAGGTTATTGTACTTCTGCAGTAATGAAAGTGATGCTGTATAGGTGGTAAATTTAATCCTAATACTAATCCATTACATCTAATTCTTTGTATTGTTAGCTCTTTTTGTGTCCCACCATAATATCTATCAAATACATTTTCTTTATTGATATAAAACTCTTGTCCATCAAGGCTTTGGCACATCAACGTAGTTCTATCGTCCTCTACTGCAATAAATCTAACTTTTGCATTATCATCTGTATTTGATTTTATTCCTTCTACTTTTGCTAAATTATTTAGTCCTATTGTTTGCAAATCCACTGCCCCTGAGATTTTATCATTATTTATATAAAGTTTTTGATTGTTTTGTCTGTTTATTATTGTTTGAAACTCACTAGAATCGATTTCTAGGCCTTTTTGTTGTTGTATGTTTAGAATTGCTTGTTTATATATTTGTTGTACATTATATTGCACTGTTGCTTCAATATATTGTTTCCAAGTTAGTCCGACTATAGTTTGGTTGGTCTAATAACGCAAGAAACAAAGCCATTGGAATTATTGATGGCTTTTTCTTTTTATTTACTTCCTGTTGTCCTTGTTCATAATAATAATTTGCATCTTCATACATTATCTGTTTTTCTTTTTTTTCAAGTTTGCTTTGTTCTTCTATGTATGCACTATATATAAGCAATTCTAGTATTTCACTATTTTTTACTCTTGTTCTTTTATAAATATTATTTGCTAATACAGTAAAGTAGTTATTGCTTTTTAATAGTCCTTGTTCTTTCCATTGCTCTATATATGTATTTATTCTTTTCTTAGTTTTATTATCAGCTATATTATAGATATTTTCTGATGTAAAATTAAATGTATCAAAGATTTCTTGAAGTTTATTTTGAGTTTGTCTGCTTGTCCTTTGATATATTATTTTCATTTTCTGCATTTGTTGGTCGTGATACTTCCATATTTCCACTTATATCACCTACTTTTCCATTAATGTCTTTAGGTTGATGCTTCTCTTCTATTTCTGCCATATTTTCTAAATTTTTTTGAATATTCTCTTGGTTTTGCTTGTCCATTTCAGCAAGTTCTGACTCTGCATCTAATCCAAATGGTAAATGACTTATAATTGATTTGTCACTTACTAATCCTCTTAGTTTTAACCAAGCATTTGTAAGACTTTCTGTATCTGTAGGCAAATTACGAATTAATATAACATCTATATCTCTAAAATCATATTCTTTACCTTTTTTTAGATTTATTCTTGCTGTTATCATCTCCCACATTCTTAAGTATTCTTTTCTAAATAAATGATGTGCTTGTTGTAACACTTGTTCTAAAGGGAAAAACTTTTTTTCTAATGCTGCTGCATTGTCTGCATCTGTAAAACCTTGGTCTGTTACGTTTGGCACTCCAGAAATCATAAGTGCCATATCTAAACATGTCTTTTTATGATTTTCTGATGCTGTATCATTTATATCTTTTATAATCCAATCAATATCTCCATCTTTATCTGGAGTATAAAATACTTTTGCGTTTAAAACAGTTTCATCTTCTTGTACTCTTGCAGGATTTTTTGTCATTATTATATTTCCATCATTATCTTTTTGCTCTTCTCCATCTTCATTTAGCAACGGAATTAAAGGATCATTCGTTGGAGCAAATCCTGTTACTTTCAATTTAGCATTATCGTTATAATCAAAAATATTAGCATTATTTTCGATTACTTTCTCATTCTTGTTTATTAAAGTCACAACATTTTCGAAAAATGACATGCCATACGGGTTTTCCACAGCAAAGCAAGGCAAATCAGTCCATCTTACTGGCTTGTTACTACCATCCACTTCTTCAAACTTATATTCAGTATTCTCTGTAATAACCTTTTTTTCTATTCCATCAACAAATTGTTTTTTATAGTCTTTTGTTATTATTTCTAAATGTGTTTCAATTCCTCCAGTTGCTGTATTTTCATACCAACATCTTAATAATCCTATTTTGGTACTTGGTACATCATAATTCCATATAGCTACTGTATTTAAACTTGATACATTTGCATAGACTTCTTCATTATTTTTATTTTCATAAACTAATCCATATCCTGCCCCTGTAGTAATATAATCAAGTACACAGTCATAAAAAAAGCTACCATTGTCATTATATTTTGCAATATAATCAATAATAGCTTGATAGTCTTCTGGATCGTTCTTTTCACCAAAGACTCTTTTAAATATTTTATTTAAAATCCCTTTTTGAGTTTTATTTATATTCTTAACTTTAAACTGTGGCTCTTTTCCTCCAAAATATCCACTTGCAATAATACTTATATAATATTCAAGTGCAACAACAACATCTTTCTTATCATATTTTCTTGTAAATCTATCTTGTAAGTATTTTCTGTGCATAAATATTGGCAATGCTTTTCCCCACAATATACTTATATTTTGATTTATATTTTTTTCACTTAAAAATTCGTCTTTATATTGTATTTTTTCTACAAAACTCATTATTTTTCTCCTTTACATTATACTGTTATAACCAAATTGTAATTTCTTTTGATTTATATATTTTTCTACTGCATATCTCATTGCATCCATCAAATGATTAAAATCATCTATTGGTTTGTTTATTTTATTGCCAAACTTGTCCTCGTCCCATGTGTAATTGCTTATTTCCGTTATAAAGTTTACACATCTAGGATGTATTATTATTTCAAAATCTTGTATAAATTGGATACCATTATTTATGCTGTCTTTTCCTTTTAATGCTCCTGTAATATGTCTTAATCCTAACCCTCTTAATTCATCAATAGATTTTGGTTCTGCACTATCTGCTGTTATTTTTTCTTTTGAGTATCCCATTTGATTTATTTGGTCATATATAGCTTTATTACTCATTCCTTTTTGATATATCTCATCATATACATAAATCTTTTTATTTTTTAAATCTATTGCACCACAAAATAGTGCTGTTGGATCATTCGTATAACCAAAATCTAGCCCAAAAGCACTATCTAAATTTCTTATTGTATTTAAATCAAATTTTTCTTCTTTCCAATTTTCATAAACCAATCCATCAACAATACCCCAATTGCCTAAACCGGCAACTTGATATCTTCTAGGATTATTTTTCTTCATTCTTTCAAATACTTTTTTATCAGCTTCATCTAACCACTCATTACAAAGATAATTTGTTGTCATTGCTAATACATCATCATCTTTAACATCAAAAAACCTTTTTTTAATCCAATGATGTTCATTCCAAGGGTTCAATGTTATTGTTATTTGTTTAAACAATCCATCAGGAACTTCTCCGTCTTATGCTTTCGTCTATTACATCAAAATCAGACTCCTTTGTTATTTCGTATGCCTCTTCTATCCACAACCAACATAAAACACCAATATCTACTGATATTGATGTTACCTTTAATGGATCATCTAACCCTCTAAAATATATCTTCTGTCCTGTAGGTTTATATGTCATCTCTAATGGGCTTTCTTTTATTTCCCAAAAATTATCTACTTTTAATCTGTGTATAGCCCATTTCAATTCTGTAAAACAACTATCCTTTAATGTTCTAAATGTTTTTCTAATTACAAGTGTATTGGCTTCTTTATATTTCATCATATTGCATATTATCCATAATGCTGTTGTTTTTGATTTTTTACTTGCTCTTGAACCTTTGCACACTCTATATCTGCATTTGCAATGCCAATATTTCGCATATCCTTTTCCAACTATACTTTGTAACGATAATTCATTTACTTGTTGCTGTATATTTTTATTTATTATTTTATTCTGTAATATCATCAGTTATCACCACTGGTATATTTCCAGCCACTTCAACCTTTTCTTTAAATGTGCCATATCTTTTTCCAAGTAACTCTGCACATTTGGTTCTGTCCTGTAATGAGGCATCCAATCCAAACTGATCTTTTTCTTCCCCACGCATTACTTTTGTTAGATATTGTAATACTTCGTCCTGTGAGGCTATTCTACTATTTTCTTTTTCTTGAAGCTTTATTTTTATAAATTTGTCTAGTTTTGACAAGTTTTGTGAACCTATTCTATTAAGATTTTTTCCTTTATATCCAGCTTTTTTACAAGCTTCTGTTGCATTTGCAGTTTCTATATAGTAATCAACAAATCTCTTTTGCATCTCTGTTAATGAATTATATTGCTTCTCTATGTTTTCATCTTCCATCTGCCTCACTTCCTTTTCTATGTTCTTCTACTAAATATTTCATTACATCTACTTTACTATAACATTCTTTTTTCTGTTTATATCTATCTTGCAATTCAAACTCATCTATTTCTTCATTATACACTTCAACTTGCTCTTTTTTTAGTATTTGATATTTAGTACAATACTTACAATTCTTTTCACTGTAGAATTTAAAACTATTTATTTTATATATCTGTCCTTTTATAGATAAGGCATATAATAACTTATTAATGTTTTGACTTACATTCATTGCACTACTGACCTCATTGTTTTATGATTTTTTAAATAATCTTTTGCACTCCAATACTTAAGTCCTTTTTCTTTACATTTCTTTATATATTCTTCTGCTTTTTGTTTTGTCCATTTCATATTTCTAATTTCCTTCCCTCCGTTTTTACAATTGGTCTTTTATATCCTTCTAATTTCTTTTCTTGCTGATAATTTTCACATTTGGTATAAATTATATCTTCTGTTTCAAACACTTTTATTTTACAATTTGATTTATTTTTACAATTACTACAACATTGTTTTATATATTCATTTATTCTTTCTTCATTTTCCAT